TTTTTGCCTAACAATACAATGCAGCCATCTACGGGCAATTCAGTCTGTGTAAAGCCGTGTTTTCCGTTGTGAATAGCGATACGAAAATCACCAGCTATCTGACGTGTTGACCTTGCTCCAGACTTGTAAATAGCATCTACGGGCGCAAACTCTGTAGCGTAAAAATCAGCCACTAAGTCCCAGCACGGAAGCACCGAGTATTGACGTGTTAAGTATTTTTGTATCAATTAAACGCTCTCAACATTGGAATATTCTTAGGCGTGTAAATCTCGCCTGTGCGCGTCATATTCAACCGAGGTGAAACGACTGAAATACTCGCTGCGCCTTTTTGGTAGCTGATCGTCTCAATTTGTAGCCGTGCGCTTATCTCAGGTATGGTCAAATCGTCACTCAAAAACACACGGTAGGTAACGGCTACTTTTTCAAGCGTATCAACTGGCACACGCTCCATTTGCTCGCGAAAAATGTCGCTAATGTCAACGGTATCCAAACGAATCTCAAACTTTTGGTCTAGGTTTCCCTCGATACCCGCCAGCTTTACTTCAAAGTTGCACGGCTGCATATTCTTAACGACACCTAGCACGCTAGTAGTTCCCGTGTATGGCTCGCGCCATAGGTGGAACACTTGCGACATGGCGCTGTGCGATATTTCCAGCGTCTCAATTTGATGCTTTGTTGCGGGTGCGCTTGCGAAAAATACCTTTAGCTTTGCATCAATGTCTAAACTCATATGCCAGCCATCACGTTTGAGTCAATATTTGCAAACTTGTACAAATAATTGAAAAGTTCATTGCTTGAATCGCCATAAATGTTGTAAACATCAACGATAGTTACAGCATCAGAATTCGACATTTCATAGACTGAGTTTTCGGCTTTCACTGCGAATGAAATGACCATAACATCGCCGCCAGCGTGCGTAATGTTTTGGCTGTTTGGAATGATGTTGCAAACGTGTTGCATTACACCGACGCCGCTGTTTAGCTGCATGTAAAAAGGATATGCGCCCTTTTTAATAACGTGGTGATAAAACGCAGTCCAAACTGATAATTGAATTGAGTTAACCAATATCGTGATTGAAAACGCATGTACACCACGGGCATAGTCCAAAGCATAACGCGAGAAGCCGCCCGATACCTCGGTTTCCATAACGCCACCCATATCACCGATAGAGTAGCCTTCTGCTATTGGTTTCAAGCCATTGGGGATTGTTGCAATAGGCATTAACGAGTCCTTTGCACAGAGTAGTTACGGGATATGCCACGGCTTGCACGGCTGTTTGGGTCTGAGAATTGACCTGCCATTGTCTCTACCGCTTCCTGAATAATCAAAGCACGTTCACCGCTTGGCATACGCTGCTCGACTACTTTGCCTATTTTCGCGCTTGTGTTGTTGACGATTGTAATTCCGCCATTGCCACCGTTTAGCTTGCTATTAGGAGTTACTACGCCGCCTTGATCACCCATCATCAAAAAGTCTTGACCTTTGACTGACAGCATCTCTGGGCCACGTTCATTCACTCGATACATGCCACCAGAATCAACCGAGCCGCCCGATGCTTTACCGCCAGATACTTGAGCAATAGCTGTTCCAGCAACAATACCAGCGCTTGCATAACCAGTGGCACGGATAATTGCAGCAAGCGGAATGCCAGCGAATGTGCCGCCGTCACGCAAAGCCGCTGCTGCTGCTGCCTCTGTGTTTACGATAATTTCAGCGACAGCGATAGCCTTTGATGCTAAAAATACAGCTTTCCCAAGTGCTGTTTTTTCTTTGCCTGCTTGTTGCAGTAATCCGTAAACTTGATCAGCTACAGACTTCATTTGAGACATGGCGGCCAAGTCATAGGAATTTTGCATGTTTTGCATCGTCTCTAAATGGCGTGTTTTCTCAGCCTCTAGCAAACGATTCTTTTCAGTTTCGTTTAGGAAAATAGCCTCATTTAGCTTTTTGGTATTTTCAGCGTTACGCTCGATTTCAAGCTGTTTCGGGTCTTTGAGTGACTGTGCAAAGTTAGAAGCGAAGCCAGTAGCTTGCAACTGAGACTTAGACGTTACGCCAGCGCGTGCTGTTGCCGCCGCCGCCTCAGCTTTCGCTTTTTGCTCTAACTTAGTCGCACTGTCAAAACCTTCATTTTTATCAATCGCATCTAATTGCTTTTGCAAGTCAAGTTTGATTTTGTAGTATTCAATCTCTTTTTCGCGTGCCGCCTCTGTTTGACCCGCTAGCGACAATTGAAACAGTGTGTACTTATTTGCATCGTCAATTGATTTTGAGTATTCAGAAACGACGATTAACCCTTGTTCACGGGCTTTGCTTAGTGCGACTTCAGCGGCTTCCACTTCGCGTTGAAACTCGATTTGTTCGGCAAAATTGAATTGCGCCGCCTTTACGCTAGCCGCATTCTTTTCAATCTGTGCAAGCTTTTCAGTAGCCGTTCCAGCTTGCTTTAATAAATCGATGCTTTCCGCTTGGCTAATTTTCTTTGTTTTTAACGCGAACGTGATTTTTTGAATTTCATCTAAGCGGAATTTTTCAGAGGCTGATAGTTTGCCGCCGTTGTCTAGCTCTTGCTGGGTTTGAGCATTGACCTTAGCAATGGCCTCTGCCATGCGGGTGTATTCTGATATCTTTTCAGTACCGCTTTTTTTACCATTAGCACTGCTATAAGCAATAGATGCCTTACCAGAACCAGTGGTGTAACCTTCATAGGTGCTTTTTAAGCGCTTTGCTTCAGCATCTGCAAACTGCTTAGACAATGCATCTCTAAACTTAGCACCTTGAGTAGCTACTCTATTTAACGCTTCTTCGTGGACTTTCTGCGCGTCTACTACCTCTTTATTTTTCCCAGAAGTATCGCCAAACGACTTTAAATTCTCAAATGATAGCTTTACATCAGCAACTACAAATTTTGCGATATTCACCAATGCAAGCATTGCATCCGCGAGAAAGGCTACTGACTCAGCACCAGCTTTTGACCACTCTTGAATCGCTTTGTTTTTCTCTAGTTCACTGACACCGCTACCAATTCCTAAAAGTTCGGGTATTACTGATTTAAATGTGTCGGTCAACGCAGTAACAGCAGGCAACACTTGCACAGCCATCGTTTCTGCCAACTGTAGCAACTCAGACCGAGAGCGTGCCTGTGCATCTTTGTAATCGTCGGCTATGCGTATTTGTTCGTTAGTTAGGCGGTTATTAGATTCTTGCTCATTTCCCAGCTCTTTGAGAGAAGACAACATAGACGCAGCGCCGCGCCCTAAGATGCCTTGAATAACAGCTACTTTATTGCCATCGTCAGCATATTGGTTAAGCGCCTTACCAATTTCACGCATTTGCTCATCAGGGCGCAGCTTTTTAAATGACTCTACTTCAATTCCGATAGATGCAAGGGCATTACCTACGCCTTTGCTTTCGTCATCAACGCGAGACAATCCAAGCTGTAATCGATTTGATGCAGCCGTCAGCGATTTGAGAGACGTTCCACCAACATCAGCAGCCGTACGAAGTGAAGCAATACCAGCCGCATCGCCGCCCGTTTGCTCTGCCAAGTCCTGATATTTCGCAACATTACCAATGAGTTTTTCAAAGGCCACAGCAGCAGCAATCACGCCAGCAGCTAATGCAAATGCACCAACTCGTATAGCCGCACCAGCCGATTCACTGATACTTTTTACTTTTTCCAGCGTTTCGACATGTTTCAATGCCGCATCAGCTTGCTTTAGTTGCGAAGCCGTAGCGCCATCAATCGCAAGTTTATGCAATGCAGCAGCGCGAGCACTTAGACCATACGTATCAGCCGTCAACTTCAATGAGTCGATATGCTTATCAATGGCAATCTTTGCTTGCTCTAGATCTTTTTTGGATTTCTTTGATGACTCGCCAAAGTTAAAAACAGAGCGCTCAGCTTTATCACCAGCCGTAGCAAGTTTATCCAAATCAGACGCGCCAGTTTTCGCTTGGCTACTGTCTATTTTTATTCCAAGCGAGGCAAAGTCCATTATTTTTTTCTCATTTCTTGAAGCGCTGCACTTTCCATGATTCGCAAATCACTGAAAATATCGCTCCATAGTTTTTTATTGGTGTTCGTCAATCGGAGCACGGGTTCTATAGCCTGATAATTTAGTCCTGATGCACCGTTATCCGTCACTATCCATTGTGTAGATAGCGCGATAAAAGTGTTTACAGAGACTTGGTTATCAGGCCATATTTCAACGGGTGGGCTGCTCACCTCGTCAACCGTTAAGCCCGTTGCTTGCGCTCGGGCTTTAAGCTCTTTTTTGCTTAGGCTCTTTCCATACAGAGCCCTAGCAGCCTGCTCTAGTTTTTTTCTCGCGCCTTGTAGAGTTCACTTACGTACGACTCTAGGATAGCAGCGCCAGCCGACATGTAGTTTTCTAAAAAGACCGCTACATTTTCAGCATTCAATGGTTCGTCAAGTTCCCATGTAGTCACCATCTCCAAAATAATATCCTCTTCCTTTTTATCGGTCAGTGCCTTTAAAAATAGATCGAGGTCTTTTTTGGTTCGGTGCTTAAATGTGAAGTCAACTTCCACAGCAGCAGCCCCAGCCACGGGGATTTTTACTTTTGCCTTGAATAAAGGCGCGGCGGTAATGGATAACTTAGCCATTAGTAACGTACTGGGTCAGCTTGCAACAACAACACGGCTTCAGCGCTTACAAGTTCGTCGGTAGACACCGTTGGGGACTTGTTAAACGCAACCAAAGCGTTATAGCAAATCACGCCACCTGTAGGCAATACCAACTGCACAGCACGGCGCGCGCGGTCATCATTAGCAGCGGTCAGAATCACTTGACCAGCAGTTGTAATGTCGTCCGCAAGCGTCAGTGTCAAACGTGAAGCAGAACGACCGAGGAATAATTCCTTTTCAGCGTCATCTTCGAGGAACTGAAAGTTTTTAGTTTTAGCTTCGCCACCGCTGTATTTCAATTCCATCACTTGCGAGATTTGAGTAAGCGCGTTTGCTTTGCGGATAGAGCCTACGCCCATGCCAGCAGGGAACGTGACAACCGAAGTCGTATCAATACCACCCAGCGTAACGGTTGTACCAGTTTCAGCGGTAACTTTGAAAACGCGGTTAGATGCACGCGACCATCCTGATGTCCATTCGACATAATCGCCAACCACCAAAGTATTGGTGACTGTCAATACAGGACTTGCCGCATTGGTAGCGACGGTAACGGGTAGTGCAGAACCGTAACCCGTGGAAATGTTCAATACTGAACCGTTTGCGACTTGATAACTCATGATGAGCCTTTCATTTTGGGAAATAAAAAAGCCTCAATTAAGAGGCCATGGT